GTAAACATTACGCAAAGGGGGCGAGCATGAGCGGCGCCTTTTGGAACCTATGCCCAGTTAATGCCAAGCATGGGTACCTACGCATAGTTAAAACCGATAACGGCGGCCTATTGGCGGTATGCGCAAAGTGCTACGTACCGGTAAAAGGGCGGCCAAACTATTTGGAGGTAAAGCATGATTAAGGCGGCCATTAAGCGCGGGCTTATCCGCGGCGTAATCATTGCGGCATACGCGCTGCTTGGTTATTTAATCGCGTATACCATCATGGGAGGACGGGTGCTATGAAACTTAATCGAGCGGGTACGCCAAAGGTGTACGGCAACTTTTATACGCCTAAGCAGCGGGCACGGGCGCGCAGCCGGTCGACGGCGCAAATCCTCATACTCATAGGGCTAATAATCCTGGTAACGATTTTGCGGGGCGGGCGATGAGCGGCGAGGGCACGGTTGCCCACCTATGCGACCCGCGCAGCCTTAACGGGATTGGCAAAACGCGGCCATGCGTACGTAGCCTTTGGTGCGGTAAGTGCCAACGCCCGGTATTGGCAAACCCCGTTACATGCGGAGAGTGCTCCTATTGCGCACGGGTTGCCGAGCGGCGCGCAAAGCGCCGAGGAGGTACCTATGCCCACGTATGACTACCAATGCCGTAAATGCGGCGCGGTGGTTGAGCAGGTTGCCCCCGCCGATGGGCGCACCGCCCTACGGCATGAGGCCGACGGCGGCAAACTATGGCGGCTATTTAGCCCGCCGGGGCTGGTATTTAAGGGCTCGGGCTGGGCTAAAAAGGATAGAAAAGCGGAGGGTAAAAATGCGGCACGCTAGTTTTTTTAGCGGTGTTGGCGGGCTTGACCTTGGGTTTGAGCGCGCCGGCATAACTACGGTAAGTGTTTGCGAAATAGACCCATACGCTAGCGCCGTGCTAGCGGAGCGCTTCCCTGGGGCGCCAAACCTAGGCAGCATTACGGAGGTAAACGCTCATGAAATCCCCGAGGCCGAAATCTGGTCGGGCGGCTTCCCATGCCAAGACCTTAGCGTTGCCGGAAAGCGCGCAGGATTTGCAGGAAAACGTAGCAGCCTTGCCTTTACCTATCTCGATTTGGTCGAGCAGCGAAGGCCAAGGTGGCTGGTGTTGGAAAACGTCCCAGGGCTTTTTAGTAGCAACCAAGGCCGCGATTTCGGAAGGCTCATTTACGAAATGGAGGGGCTCGGGTATGGCGTGGCGTGGCGAACTTTGGACGCGCGATTTTTCGGAGTCGCCCAAAGGCGGCGAAGGGTGTTTATTGTCGCAAGTTTTGGAACCGACCGCGCCGGCGAGGTACTTTTTGAGTGCGAAGGCTGCAACAGGCATTTTGCGCCGAGCCGACAGGCGGGGCAAGATTCTACCGCCCGAGTTGAGGACGGCCTTGGAATCGCTGGGGCGCTTACCGGCCGATTTGGCAAAGGGGTTGGCAGCACCGTTGACGAGCCCCTCATTATCGGTACGCCGCCTAACACCGTTGGAAACGGAGCGGCTAATGGGTTGGCCCGATGGGTGGACGATAAGCAAAACGTGGCGCGCAAAACGAGTTTTGGGCAATACGAAATGACCCAAACCGCTGCAACCTTAAAGTCAAGCGGGGGCGACATTGGCGGCGGTAGCGAAAACTTAGCCGTATGGAGTTTTCCCTCCGCTTTTGGCAGCAATGCAACCGTAACCAAGGATTACGCGCAAAGTTTTGCACATAGTGCGGGCGCGCCGGCCGTAGCAATGACTTTAACCGCGCCAAGCCAAGGCGGTAGGCGCGATAAAATCCCTACTACGTTGGTAGATAGCGCAAAAAGGGTAATGCCAGAAAACCCCGATTTATACCCCGCTGGTTTGGATAGCCACCGCTACCGTTGTTGCGGCAATGGGGTTGTTGCGCCCGTTGCGCAATGGATTGGGGAGCGGCTTATGCACGTAGACCGCCATTGGCGGGAGGAGGCAAATAATGAGTAAGCGCTATGAGTTTGTAAAGGCAACCCAGCGTAGCCCCGAGTGGCTCGAACTACGGCGCCGAGGGCTTGGCGCTAGCGACATGGCCGCCGTTATGGGGGTAAGCCCCTATAAAACGCCCTACGGGCTATGGGCCGAGAAAACGGGCGCGGTTGAGCCGCAAAAGGTAGGCGCCGCCGCTAACCGGGGCGTATTGCTTGAAGATGCCGTCGGGGTTTGGTATGAGCAGGAGCGCGGCGTTAAGTTGCGTAAGAGCAATGGCGTAGTACGCCTTAAAACTAACCCGCGGTTTATGGCAAGCCTTGACCGCACTATTGCGGGTAGCCCTGGGATTGTTGAGATTAAAACCAGCGCTAGCCCTCGTTGGAGCACCTGGCCCGTACCGCCCGAGGTAGTTTTGCAAACCACCTGGCAAATGGGCATAGTTGGCGCGCCGTGGTGCGACGTTGCCGCCCTGCTTGGCGGGCTGGTTTTTAAGGTTGAGCGCGTAGAGTTTGACCCGGCACTTTGGGAAACCATGCAAGCGGCGGCTACGCGGTTTTTAGAGTTAGTAGATACAAACACCGCGCCCGGGCTTGAAGCGCTCGATGCCATGGCCTACGCCGAGGCTACGCCCCAAGCCACCGAGGAGTTTGCTATTGCCGATGCAGCCCATGAGCGGGTGCTACGGCAATACCAGGAAACCGCCGCCGAGGTGCACTTTTTAGAGCAAAAGCAAAGCGCTTTGGAGATGGTATTAAAGGAGGCGATTGCCGAAAAGGCGGGGCTAACGGGCGCGGGCTGGACGGTGTATTGGCGCCAAGCACGCCCTAGCGCCGTAACCGATTGGCGAGCCGTAGCCGAGAGTTTGCAGGGGCTTGCACCCGATACCTACGGCGAGGCCCTCGCGCGGTTTACCAAGGAGCGCGCGGGTAGCCGGCGCTTTATCGTGCGCGATGGGGGGCTTAATGATTAGCGGCTATACGCCCAGGGGGCTGCTCATTACGCTAACGCCCGATGAGTTAGCCAAGGCCAAGGCGGTAGGCGATGGGCGCAACGCCGCTAACCGAGGCGTAGCCGATAAGCCGTATTACGACCGCGAAAAAATGGAGGACGATGAAACCGCCTCCTTTGCCGCCGCGGCGGGCGAGTGCGCGGTTGCCAAAGCCTTTGGGGTTGCATGGCATGCGGGCGTATGGCCAGCGGCCGAGCATTGGCGGCACGCCGAGGAGCCCGATTGCGGCGAGCGTATCGAGGTTAAGCGGGTACGTAAGCCCGATAACGGGCTAGTAGTGCGCGAAAAGGACGTTGCACTTAACAGGTTTGTAGTGTTAGCCTACCCGCTACCCGAGGAGGGTTTTCGGGTGGTTGACGTTATTGGCTGGATTGCTGCAACCGATGGCTGGGCCATTGGCGCAGATAGCGGCCGGGGCTATAAGCGGGTTGCCCAAAAACACCTGCACGCGGTACCAAGTTTGGAGGCACGCAATGAGTAAGCACGCCGAGGTTTTAGCCGCATTGGCGGCGCCGTTCCCGCCCGAGGTTATCCGGCACCGCCCAGGGGTAGGCGGGCGCGACCTTACCTGGGTTGATGCCCGCACCGTTGCGGGGCGCCTCGATGAGGTGCTAGGCGTAAACGGCTGGGACTTTGAGGTAGAAAAGGTAGGGGATACTAACGCCGTTAAGGGCACGCTGCACGTGCGGTTTAGCGACGGCACGGTTGCCATTAGGGCCGACTTTGGCTACGAAACCGGGGGTAGCGGCGAGAGCCTTAAAGAGGCGGCCAGCGATGCGTTGCGCCGTTGTGCAAGCCTTTTTGGGGTGGCTAGGTACCTTTACGCCAAGGAGAACCCGCCTACGGGGCGCGTTGCCGCCCCTACGGGCATTGTGGCGAAGGCACCCGAGCCTACACCTGGGCACGATACGGTCGTGCTTAAAGCGGCTATGGAACTTTTCGCCGCCGATAGTTGCCCCGACCATGGCCAGCCCTGGGCGAAAAAGCCGGGCGGCGTAAGTAAGGCAACGGGCAAGCCGTATAACCCCTTTTGGGCATGCAGCGGCAAAACCGACGGCCAATGGTGCAAGCGTAAGCCCAGCATTGAGTGGGTAGCCAAGCAAACCGAGCCGATTAGCACCGCGGGCAATGAGGATTTAGAGTCGTTGCCTTTTTAGTT